GTCCAAGTTACGCAATACTGTGCGGACCAAGGACAATATTCAAGGGGCGACAACCACGTTCCAAAAAATTGGTAAAGGGACAGCCAGCACCAAGGGCCGTCACGGTAAAGTGCCGATTATGAATATTGATCATGAACCGGTGGAATGTAAACTTTATGATTACTATGCCGGTGACTGGATCGACAAACTGGACGAAATCAAGACCAACATCAATGAATTGCAGGTGGTGTCCAAGGCTGGTGCTTATGCGCTGGGCCGTAAAACGGATGATCTGATCATCAATGAATTGGATAAATCAACCAACTTTGCCGGGGATGCCACCGATGGGTTGACCAAGACAAAAGTTTTGGAAGCCTTTGAAATGATGGGGGAGGCCGATGTACCTGATGATGGTGATCGTTACGCGATTGTCGGTTGGAAGCAATGGTCAGATTTGTTGCAAATCGACGAATTTACCAAGGCTGATTATGTAGGGGATGACGATCTGCCCTGGAAAGGCACGCAAGCCAAAAAATGGCTGGGAACTTTGTGGATGCCGCATTCCGGCCTGACAAAAACGGGGACGGCGCGTTATTGTTACTGGTATCACAAAACAGCGATTGGTCATGCGATTGGTCATGATATCAAATCGGATGTGTCCTGGCATGGGGATCGTGCGGCTCACTTTGTCAATAACATGATGAGCCAAGGCTCTACCTTGATTGATCCGAGCGGTGTTGTTTCGTTGCGTTGTCTGGAAGCCGCTTAACGGTTTCGAACTCCCTTATCTAACTTTGGCCCTGTATGATTGTCATACGGGGCCTTTTCTTTTTGAAAAGGAAATTTAAATGGCTTTTGAATCTAAAAATCTCAGCGTCTTGGCCTATTCTAACGGTTTTACGCTTTGGCATTATACGACAACGGATGTAGCAAGCGATGTGGATACGTCGGCCTATTTCAATGAGGCAGCCGATATGTTGCGCACCGGCGATATGGTTATGGCAAACGTGGATACGGACGGCACACCGGCTGCGGGTATCTTCCTTGTTGCATCCAGCACAGGGGCTGGTGTCGATCTGGCGGATATCACAGCGGTTGGTGCATCAAATACCGATTAAGGTCAAAGAGATATCCCCTTGTAAGTGCAGGGGGATATCCTACAGCTTGAATTCTTGCGGTGCGTCTTCTTCGTCGTCTTCCAGATTGTCAAAGCTGAAAAGTTGCGGAGCTTTTTCAATAACGACGTTGAGAATTTCTTCAACCTTGCGCTGATCTTCGAGTGCCGCTTCATCGACTTTTCCCTGAAGACGTTCGTTATCCAGGCTTTTTTTCATACGGTGCAAATCGTTCAGTTCACGGATGAACACATCGCGAGAGCCGATCGGCAGGTTCTTTTCCGCAATATAGCGCAAGAATTTTAAAGAGGCATGGATGGCAAGTGTGAGTTGGCGTGCCGTCAATTCATCCAGTTGGGATTGAAGGTCTGGATTACCTCCTTCTTTTTCGGATTTTTCCAGTCGACGTTGGATAACCTCGTTGAAGCTTTCGCATTCAACGACAAGATCTCGAAATTCAAGATACGTTTTGAACCCCTCGCCACTCATGGCGGCTTCGGCATGTTTGGCCCAACCATCCAGTTCATCGGTTCTATCTTTTAAACTTCCGATGAATTGAGTGATTTGTTGACGTTGTTTGTTTCGATTGTTTTCACTGTTGTCAACCAACATGAATGCTCCATCACTCTCGCAAAAAATAGCATCAGATTAAAGGTAAAGGACTCTCCTATAGAAGGAATCATAAGTTCCTAAGTTGGGCAAGTGACTTTTCAATGAATGGCATGAAAAAGTGTCAAAAATCCCCCGTGGGTAGAATTTGGAGTGACATTTTGATGGTTTATCGCGCAGGAGGCGCGGTTCTCATTCTACCAAAATCAACAAAAGATAGATAAAAGGAGGGCAGGATGTCCCTGACTAAAATTGGATTATGCTCGCGTGCTTTATTGAAGATCGGGGCACGTACAATTTCGTCCTTCGAGGATGGTTCGGCAGAAGCAGAAGTTGCCCAAAATTTATATCCGGGTGTGCGTGATGCGCTTTTGTCATCCTATCCCTGGAGTTTTGCAACCGCCCAAACCCGACTGGCGCGACTGACCAGTCGACCAATTGCCGACTTTTCATATGCGTACCAACTGCCGGTTGATTTTTTGCGCGCCTTGTCGGTCGGAACCGGTGATTTAGGGCGGGGGGCAACTTATCGCATTCAGGAAAAACGTCTGCATTGTGATATGGAGGATGTGGTTCTGACGTATATTTTTCGCCCCGAACCGACTGAATTTCCACCCTATTTCACGCAATGCCTGATTACGCATTTGGCGGCGGAATTTTGTTTGCCGCTGACGGAAAGTGCCTCAAGGGGGGAGGCTCTGTTACGCTTTGGCGAGAAGGATTTGATGAAAGCGCGCAATATCGATGCGCAACAGCAAACGCCACAGCAAATCGATCTAAACGGATTGATTGGGGTGAGGTATTAAATGGCACGCACACGGATCTCGAAAAACAGCTTTTCTGGCGGGGAAGTCTCTCCCTATTTGATTGGACGAGGGGATTTGAAAGCTTATGAAAACGGAATGGCACAGGTGCGTAACCTGATTATTTATCCCACTGGCGGTTTACGTCGGCGTGCGGGATTGCGTCACGTTGGTCAAGCATTCGGCCCTTCACGGCTGGTGGCGTTTGAATTCAATATTGATCAAATCTACTTGTTGGTTTTTTCTCATCTGAAAATGTCGGTTTATCGCGACGGGGTGAAAGATGTGGATATTGAAACACCGTGGACCGAGGAACAACTACCAAAACTGATCTGGACGCAAAGTGCCGATACTTTGTTGGTTGTTCATCCGGATGTTTCGCCGCGCAAAATTACCCGTACGTCTCATGTTGATTGGTCTTTAACGGATTGGTCTTTTTATGAGGATGAGGAAATCGGCCATATCTTGCAGCCCTATTATAAGTTTAGTGACGACAATGTCACTTTGCAAGCAAGCGCGACAACAGGGACTGTGACGCTGACAGCCAGTGCCGATGTGTTTGTCGATGGGCATATTGGTACGCGTGTTCGATTGGCGAAAAAAGAAGTCGAAATCTTATCTGTTACATCACCGACACAAGCCGAGGCGGAAGTGAAAGAAAAGGATGGTCTGGTCGATACAAAGGCAACAAAAGACTGGGAGGAACAATCGTTCTCAGCGGTTCATGGCTGGCCGGTCTCTGTGGTCTTCCATCAGGATCGTTTGGTGATTGGGGGAACGCGCGATTTGCCCAACCGCTTGTGGATGTCCAAATCATCCGATTTGTTTAATTTTGATTTAGGGGAAGGTCTGGACGATGAAGCCATTGAATTTGCGATTTTATCAGATCAAGTCAATGCGATAAGGGCTTTATTTTCGTCGAAACATCTACAGGTCTTTACGTCCGGGGCGGAATGGATGGTTTCGGGCGACCCTTTAACACCGGAAACAATTCAATTGAAACGGCAAACACGGGTTGGTTCGCCGATTGATCGTTATGTGCCGCCTCGTAACGTGGATGGGGCCACTTTGTTTGTGAGCCGGGACGGGCAGGATTTACGTGAATTCTTGTATGCAGATGTGGAACAGTCTTATCAGTCCAATGATTTGGCCATGTTATGCAAACACATTATGAATGATCCTCAGGATCAGGATTATGACAGTTATCGGCGTTTGTTCTATATGGTGATGCATGATGGCACGATGGGGGCGCTCAGTGTGTATCGTGCAGAAAAAATATCGGCATGGTCCGTTCTGGATACGCAGGGCAAATTCAAAAATGTCTGTATTGTTGGACAGGACGCTTATGTTCTTGTTGAGCGAAACGGTACATACCTGATTGAAATTTTTGATGATCAATTATCAACAGATGCCGGACTAAGTGGTTTTGATGATGACGGTGGGCTTGTATGGTCCGGGTTGGATCATTTAAACGAACAGGTGGTTCTGTTGGTTGCCGATGGGGCGGTTCTTGGTGAAGGTCAGGTCAACAATGGTCAAATCGTCTTGAAACGTGCGGTGCAAAATTTAGAAGCCGGATTGGCATATACCCATGTTCTTGAACCTTTGGCACCCGCGCCGCAATTGACAGGGCATGCGTCCCAAGGGGGGCGCTTGAGGCTGGTCGCATTGACGCTGAGATTAAAAGATACGCAAGCCTTGAAGCTGGATGTCGGACGCGGTCCAAAAGATGTCCCGTTTAAACAATTTGGACCGCAAGGTGTTTTAGATAGTGCACCGCAATTGTTTACCGGGGATGTCACGGTCCGTGCGTTGGGATGGCGGGCCAACGGTATTGAAAAATTATGGCGGATTGAACAAGACACGCCATTGCCTTTTAGCGTGATGTCTGTGGTCGAAGAAATTACAGCAAACGCTTAATCAACTGAATTTATTAAAGAAGAGGAGAACACGATGAGTGAAAACATCGTGATTGGAGACGTGCGCCCGCGCATACAGGCGGTGGGTGACGGGATTTTGTCCACCTTCGTTTTTCCGTTTGCCATTTTTAAGGAAACGGATCTGGAAGTCTATCTGGATGATGCCCGTCAACTATCTGGCTACAGTGTGAGCGGTGCCGGTCAAAGCGAAGGGGGAAGTGTTATATTTAACGTTCCACCACCGGCAAATACGGTGGTGACGCTACGGCGTTATTTACCCATTGAACGTATGAGTGATTTTGCAGAAGGTGGCGCTTTTCATGCTGCCGTGATCAATCAGGAACTGGATTATCTGGTGGCATTATCACAACAGAATGCAGATGAGATTGTTCGTTCTGTCACCCTTGATCCGACGGATGGGGATGTCGGGCTTGTTTTACCTTTAAAAGAGCAGCGGGCGAATGCTTGTTTGGTTTTTGATGATGAAGGAGCCCCTATTGTAGGGCCGAATGTAGATGAGATTGCACAAGCTCAGGCAAATGCTGGGATTGCCACACAGGCCGCAGCCGATGCACAAGCCAGTGCAAGTTCGGCAGCAGTTAATCTCGCTTCTACAAAAACGGCCCGTGATCTTACCCTTTTTGCCCGTGATCAGGCTGTGTCAGCGGCTCAGCATACATTTTCTGTTTTTAAATACACCGCGCTTGGTGGTGAAACAGCACTCAGTGGACCGGATGATCATGCCAAAACGTTAATCTATACGCCGGGCGTTGTTATCGTCGATATGAATGGTGCCCTTTGGGAAGAAGGAACGGATTATTTGGCATCGGATGGGGCGAGTATTAAGGGGTTTTCTCCGCTTTATGCCGGTGATGTGGTTACAATTCGCGCTTTTGGATCTTTTAGCGTTACTGCTGAAATGGACGCCATTGTTGCGGAGGGTGTAAACCAAGTCGCAAATGTGCAAGCCGAAGGTGCAACGCAGGCTGCGGTTGTTCAAGCCGAAGGTACAACCCAAACAGCCAACATGCAGACCTATGCGCAGCAAATGGCGGATATCGTCAACAATACCTATGACGGCGCTTTCTTCGAAATGGACGACAACGGCGATGTTCAACCGACCCTATCCCCGATTTATTCCGAAACATATGAGCTTGACGGCAACGGCGATATTCAGCCGCTTTAAGGAGATTTTGAAACATGGCAACTAAAAATATTGTCCCCCGTGCAACTGGTGAGGGGAGTATTGGTACTAGCGTAAAACGCTGGCTTAAGGGCTGGTTTAATAGCCTTGATGTATCCGGTGACGTGGATATTGGCGGCAATTTTGTTCTGCCTGATAGTGGCACACAAGCCCTTCGCAGCAAGAACGGAAACAACAAGATTTTTCCGATCACGAGTGTTGGGGATATGTGGCAAACGTCGTCAGGAAACTGGATTGTGGATGCTAACGTACATACTTTCCGTGATGCGTTGGGTAACCGTAATATCCTTGAGCTATACAATAACGGACATATGCACAGCAAGGCAGATGCGAATACAGAAATGTATAAAGCGAACACGACTGCCTCTGTGTCGGACTTAACACCTTTTATTTCCTATATGAATGATATAGAGCGTTATCGTGTCAGACATGATCTGGCAACAACTTGGACAGACCTAACGGAACAGTATGGAACAAAAGCGCGTATTGCCTATTATAACGACGCGCACATGGCTATAGGTGTTAATAATCGGGCACATGACTTCTCTTTAAATACAGCCGGAACAGAGATGTCGTATCACAGTTACGCAGGAAGTTGGGATAATCGTCTTATTTTCGGCTATGACGCAAATTCAGGTGATGCCGCAATTAAAGCCTATAGCACAGGTGGCAACACATCATTGAGATTAGGGACTTCTAATGGTGGCGTTTATAGCGACCAAGTCCATATGAATAACCTTGGAAATATAGGTATCAATACAAATGCTGGCACAGATTTTAAATTGGTAATTGCAAATAATGGAAATTTAGGAAATACGCAACTTGTTCAAGCAGCAACGGCTGTTGAAAACTTACGCTTAGATGCTACAAACGCATCTTATACAAGTGCGATGCAACGCTTCTTCGCAGCATCCGCAGCATCCGCAGCATTCTATTTCATGCAAATGTATTCGAGCAGTGGCGGTGATGTAGAGTTCTCTATGCGTGGTGACGGCAATGCTTGGGCTGACGGCTCTTGGAATGCAGGCGGTGCTGACTTTGCTGAATATTTTGAATGGGCTGATGGAAACCCAAATAATGAAAACCGACATGGGTGGTCTGTTGTTATGGAAAATGGAAAAATCCGCAAAGCACTTGCACCAGAAATTCCATTTGGTGTTATTTCCGCCCGTCCAACTGTTGTTGGTGATGCTGCTGAACTTAAGTGGTCCGACAAATATCTGAAAGATGATTTTAACAAATACATCATGGAAGATTATGAAGTTGTGGAGTGGACGGAAACAAAAGTCGTTCAGGACGCAACAGAAGCAGTTTACCAAACGGTCACAAAAGAACGTGAAGTTCAAGCAACCGAAATAATTACCGAAGATGTTTCTTCCATTGAATTGATTGATGGGAAATATACTAAGGTTGTCAAAACAGAGACAAAAGAAATTCCGTTGTTTGATGAATTTGATCTGTATGAAGATGGTCAAGTTATTGGTGTTCACCGTGTTCCGCGAATGGTCACGGAAACATACGAGGTTGACGAAATTGTATCACCTGCTCAGGAAGAAAAAACAGAGGATGTCCACCCTTCTTATGCGGTTGATGAAGTGCCGGATGGCGTTGTTGTTCCAGTGGATGCAACACGCTCAACACAACAACGTCGTAAACTCAATCCTAATTATGATGAAAACCAAGAATACGTTCCACGTTCTGAACGTCCAGAATGGGATTGTGTTGGTTTGATGGGGAAATTGCGTCTTGTTAAAGGTGAAGTTGTCAGCCCAAACTGGATCAAGATGCGCGATGTTTCCGGTACTGTTGAAGAGTGGTTAGTGCGATGAGCGGGCGCAATCTTGGGGAAATGGCGCGCGGCCTCACAGTGGCGCACATTCCGGCCGGCAGTATCACGTCTGATAAGCTGGCCACAAATGCGGTAGGTGCTGCGGCGCTTGATCCCTCGGTTACGCCTGTCACGACAAAGCGCCAAGTTTCTGGCGAATATGCGATAACGGCAAGTGCTGCTATTGATTGGGAACATGGCCTTGACGTTATTCCCCAAAAACATGGCCTGAAGCTGAAGTGTATTCTTGCGGAACGAGGGTATTTAGCGGGGGAAATTGTAGACTTCCCTAACCAGAACATTGGCGTTGGCGGTAATAACCATAACATCGCGGTCAGTGCTGATGCAACGCATGTCCATGCGAAAATTGGTGTGACAACGGGTGTCTTTGGTGGTGGAGGACCGATCCTGATTATTCGACGTGATAACGGCGGGAGTGAAACTTTAACCTCGGCAAATTGGAAACTGATTATCTGGGCGGAAGCGTAAAAACGATACGATTAGCCTGAAGATAGGTGGCTGTTGACCCGTTTTGCACATTTTTTGTGTGGGGCGGGTCAATTTAGCTGAAGAGAGGAGAAAGGAATGGAGGAAAGTCCGAAACCCATAAGGCGTCGGCAACGGCGAAAAAAAGCATCATCAATTGAAGATGTGCGTAGTTTACTGGCTGGTTTGCTTCCCAATCTTATTCAAAGTGCGACAACAAGTTATGAAGCGTTTTCACGTGCGGAAGAACCCGAGGATGCGAAAGGTTTCGCAGCACATCACGCCGCCTGCAAGGCCGCTTTATCTCATGTTGAATTATTGACCAAGCTTGTGCGCTGGGCGGAAAATACAGAGGAAGAAACAACAAAACCTTTGTCGGAGGATGACGAAATCGCAGGCCTTCTGGCAGGTGCGCGTGCAGCGTTGAAAGGACTGGAAAATGAATGCTGATGAATGAGTGTTCATGCTGGAAAAAGGAGAATAATAACAATGAAACAGCGTGTGGCCTTTCCCGAATTTGTCATGTTATGGGATCAACTCCAGGGATTGGGTATGCCCCAACATCACCTGAAAATTTGTCGATGGCTGGATGAGACCTGGATGCAAGGCCGGCGTGAACTTTTACTTATGGCTTTTCGTAATTCTGGGAAAAGTACATTGGTCGGTTTGTTTTGTGCGTGGCTGCTGTATATGGATGCAGACCGTCGCATTATGGTGATGGCCGCTGATTTTGCCTTAGCCAAAAAAATGGTGCGCAATGTAAAGCGTATTATTGAACGTCATCCGCTGACAAAACGATTAAAACCAAAACGCAAAGAACAATGGGCATCGGATCAATTTACCGTTAATCGCCCCAGTGAATTGCGTGATCCCAGTATGTTGGCAAAAGGAATTGGGGCTAATATTACTGGCTCGCGTGCCGATGTGGTAATTTGCGATGATGTGGAAGTCCCCAATACCTGTGATAGTGCGCCCAAACGGGTTGATCTACGGGCGCGCTTACAGGAAATTGATTATGTGATTGTGCCGGGTGGCTTGCAACTTTATGTCGGTACACCGCACACGTACTATACCATTTATGCTGATGAAGTGCGGGAGGAAAATGGCGAAGATGATGCCTTTCTCGCCGGGTTTGAAAGGTTCAAACTGGCGTTGCTGGATCAAAATGGGTGCAGTCAATGGCCCGAACGTTTTCCTGACAATAACATTGCCGCAATTCAGCGACGAACCGGAAAAAATAAATTTGAAAGCCAAATGATGCTGCAACCGGTGAATATTTCTGAAAGCCGTTTAGATCCTGATCTAATGCAGATTTACGAACGGGATTTGGACTATAACGAACATAACCGGATGGCTTCCTTGTCGTTGGGGGATCGTCAGTTGGTGTCGGCCAGTTGTTGGTGGGATCCGTCATTCGGATCGCCCAGCAAGGGGGATGCCAGTGTTATCGCAGCCCTTTATACGGATGATCAGGGCGCTTATTGGTTGCATGCGTTACGGTACATGACCCATGATCCGACGAAATTAGGGGAGGCTGACGAAGCAACCCAGCTCTGTCGGCAGGTGGTTTCTTTTGTCCGGGAATATTATTTACCTTCTGTTTGCCTTGAAACAAACGGCGTGGGTAAATTCTTACCGGGATTGTTGCGCCGTGAACTGGAAAAGGCCGGGGTGTCTTGTGCGGTGATTGAAAAACATTCTCGTGTGAATAAAGCGGAACGTATTCTATCTGCATTCGATGTTGTGCTGGCATCCAAGGCGTTGTGGGTTCATCGCAATGTCTGGAAAACAAGGTTTCCAACCGAGATGCGGGAATGGGTTCCTTCAGTTTCGGCAAAAGACGATGCGCTGGATGCGGTGGCGGGATGTTTGCTTAGTGAGCCTGTGCGTTTACCTCGTACCCCTTTGCACGAATTGGATGGAAAGAAGATGGCCCACTGGGGGGGGGATGCAAGTTCTGTAAACGCAGATTGTGAATTTGATGTGTAAAAGAATCCTTGAGAGATAGGTTTGCGATGACCATATATTTCTAAACTATAAAGTGAATGAAGGAGGATGTCATGCAACGTGTTTT